CTTAATGAAGGAACAACATCCTTCAATGCCTATTAGTAATAGTAGGCAAAGTCGTGTAACCTTTGGAGGAGCAAAAGGCGAATCCAAATAACTTTATAGGAGTGCTTATTAATGGCAAATTCTAATGGTGCTTTCGGTTTAAGACCGATAGGTAAACTTGGTCAATCGACCAACTCCGTTGGTTTGACTGAATATCGAATAGCCTCAGATAACTCTAACCCTATATTTCAGGGGATGGCAGTTATACCTTTAGCAGCTGGTGTAATAGATGACTTACAAGCGGCAGCTGGTGGTACAGTTTCTATCGTAGGAGTTTTCAATGGTTGTGAGTATGTTTCGTCAACTACTGGAGAGACAGTATTTTCAAATTTCTGGCCCGGTTCTGGTGCAGACTCTAATTTTCCAGTAAGAGCTTTTTTGTATGATGATCCCGATCAATTATTCGTGATTGCTACATCTAATGTTCAAACAGGTAATGACACAGAGGCTGAACTTAGAACGGCTGTTTTCTCTAATATTCAGTTAGCAAATGGAAATAGTGGATCTACTACTACAGGTATTTCTTCTGCGACAGCAGATCTAAATACTGTTGCAACCACCAACTCGCATGCTCTCAGAATTATGGGTATTCAAGATGATGAATACAATTCTGATTTTACTGCAGCTGGTATCCCTTTAATCGTTCGTATAAACAACCATTTCAATGCACCTACAGGGTCCATTGCTCAAGGTACTGTTTCTACGACAGGCGTATAGGAGACTAAGTAATGGCTATATCTAGAGCGCAATTAGCTAAAGAGCTAGAACCTGGTCTTAACGCTTTGTTTGGACTAGAGTACGACAGATACGAAAATCAACATGCTGAAATCTACACAACTGAATCTTCAGATCGTGCATTTGAAGAGGAAGTAATGTTGTCAGGTTTTGGATCAGCACCAACCAAATCAGAGGGTTCTGCTGTAAATTTTGACGAGGCTAATGAAGCATTTACGGCTCGTTATAACCACGAAACTATCGCTTTGGCTTTTTCAATTACTGAAGAAGCTATCGAAGACAATCTTTATGATCGTCTTGGATCTCGATACACACGTGCGTTAGCTCGTTCAATGGCACACACTAAACAAGTAAAAGCTGCAGCTATTTTAAACAATGCTTTTACAGCCGGTGCTTCAGCCGGTGGAGATGGAGTAGCACTTTGTGCAACAAATCATCCACTTAGCACTGGAGGAACGTTTGCCAATGAACCATCAACAGCAGCAGATCTAAACGAAACATCTCTCGAGGATGCTTTAATTAGTATTTCTGGTTTTGTAGATGAGCGTGGTTTAAAAATTGCTTTAAGAGGTATGAAACTTGTTGTTCCAAGACAGTTACAATTTGTAGCTGAAAGGTTATTAGTTTCAAATCTTAGAGTTGGCACAGCAGACAATGATGTAAATGCTTTGAGATCTATGGGAATGTTACCACAAGGATATACTGTGAACGACTTCCTTACAGATACAGATGCTTTTTTCATTACAACTGATGCGCCAAGAGGGTTCATTCATTTTGAACGCTTGGCATTGGCTACTAATATGGAAGCAGATTTTGATACAGGAAACATGAGATTTAAAGCTAGAGAAAGATATAGCTTTGGTTTTTCTGATCCTCGTTGTGTTTTTGGTTCTCCAGGAGCGTAATCTGTGTTAACATGGGAAAGTGATTAAGAATCATATCTCCCTATGATGTTGAGGGGGTGTTATAAGACACCCCCTTTTTTATTTTAAAATAAAACTAGAACTAATTCTTTTTTTCTTGTATAGTTTTTATATTAACTTCTGACAATCACATGGTGTGATTGACTATTGCCAAGACAGGAGAGTATATTATGGCTGTACATTTTACTGGACCGATTCTTTTCGCAGGGAAAGATGGTCAAAAGAAGTGGTTTGAAAACCTACCAATAGATACAAATCCAGATTACATGGTTTACATGGATGATTTTACTGGTGTTACCTTAGACAGTACGAACGATTGGACTGTTGTAAAAGACAGTAGTGCATCTGTAGCGATAGCAGCAGATGTATTTGGTGGTGCGATAACTATGAGTTCTCAAGCCACAACTGATAACGATGGTTCCTCTATACAAGGAAATGAAATATTTGCTGTAGCTACAACTAGAGACATTTGGTTTGAAACTAAAATTACCCCAACAGATGCAGAGGGTGATGCAATGGACATTTGCATAGGGTTAACTGTAAACTTTGCAACAAATCCAGAGGCTATGCTTACTGCAGCTGATCGTATTGTTTTTCAAATTGATGATGGGGATAGTAACATTGACTGTGTAACTGAAAAAGATGGAACGGCAACCACAACAGATTCTGGTATAGACATTGCTAGTGGGACGGCAGTTACTCTTGGTTTTCATGTGAAGGGAACAGGTAGTGTTGAGTTTTTTGTTAATAGAAACAAAGTTGCAACTCATACTGCAAATATTCCTGATGATGAAAATTTAGCTTTAGGAGCTATGCAACTATCAGGTTCCGCTACTGGAACTAAATCAATGAACGTTGACTATATGTTTGCTGCTCAAAATAGATAACGGAGGATATGATGGCTAATAAAAAAAGAGCCAGAACTGAGTCTGGAAAATTTATTTCCGATAATCCAGATACTCCTAACGTCAATGAAGCTTGGATTACACAAGCAGAAATTTCACCAGAAGGAACTTTGGTAAAAAATAAATCCTCTATGAGCAAACCGATTACATCTGCGCTTCCTCCCAAAGGAAGCGCACAGTATAAGGCAATGCTTTTAAGGGGAGAGATAAAGGAGTAAAACATGGCAGCCTCTATATTTGCAAAAACAGCAACTGCGACAGGAACCTTACAAGGTGGAAGAACTCGGTTAAAAGCATTCTATGTTAAGACAGCTGGTAGCGGTTCTCCTGCTGTTGTGTTCAAGAATGGAAGTAGTGGTAGCACTTTGTTGTCTATGGTATTTCATCAATCAGATGACAATCAGATAACTATTCCAGATCATGGAATAATTTTTCCTGATGAGTGTCACGTAACTCTTACCAACATTGACTCTATAACTGGATTTTTTGGCTAGATGGCTGAGAAAAGTAAAAAAGGAAAACAGATACGCAGAACGACTAAAGGAAAGAGTGCCAACTATAGACCCACGAAGAAGGGTGCTGGCATGACTAAAAAGGGAGTAGCTGCGTATCGAAGAAAAAATCCTGGTTCTAAGTTACAAACTGCTGTAACTGAAAAAAATCCAAAAGGTAAAAGAGCAGCAAGGAGAAAATCCTACTGTGCTAGATCTTTAGGACAATTAAAAAGAAGTTCTGCGAAAACTAGGAATGATCCTAATAGCAGAATAAGACAAGCAAGGAGAAGATGGAGATGTTAAAACAAATATCCATATCCATTTTTGTTTTATCTGTTGGTGGCGTTGGAACTATATTCTACACGTGGGGATCTTGGACTACAGAAACCTTAATTAAAGTTGACAAAAGAACTGAAGTTATGGAAATTAAACTTAGTAATATAGCAGAACGTCTAAAGGAGATGAAAATTGGCTATATCCAGAAGTCAAATGAAAACTCAAATATCAAAGTCACCTTCACGGAGGAGAACTAATGCCAAAAGACGCATGTTATCACAAGGTAAAAGCAAGATACAAAGTATTCCCATCAGCTTACGCAAGCGGAGCAATCGCAAAGTGTCGTAAAGTAGGAGCCGCTAATTATGGAACTGGTGGTAAGAAAAAGAAAAAGAAGAAAACAATCAAGAAAGCTGAAGGTGGTATTATTGCTGCGATAGATAATCCTAAAAGACCACCACCCAAAAAATTTAAACCGGGTGGTGTAGTAGCTGCTGGTTGTGGTGTAGTTGATTCAAGTAAGAGAAAAATAACGAGAACGTTTTAATGGCTGTGCGAAAGACAAAAGAAGGACTAGCATTAAAGCGTTGGTTTAAGGAAGATTGGAAAGATGTTAAAACAGGGAAAAAATGTGGACGTAGCAAGGGTGAAAAACGAGGTACTCCATATTGTAGACCTTCTAAAAGAGTTAGTTCTAAAACCCCAAAAACCACTTCAGAAATGACGGCAAGTGAAAAAAGATCCAGGATTCGACAAAAGAATAAGCTCGGACAACCTGCAGGAAAACCTAGAAGAGTGAAATCATTAAAAAGGAGAAAGAAAAAATGATGAGAAAAATGAAAACCAAAGGTATGCGTGGCGGTGGTAAAGTAAAAACCAAAGGCATGAAGAATGGTGGTAAGGTAAAAACCAAAGGTATGCGTAATGGTGGTAAAGTTATGACCAAAGGTATGCGTAATGGTGGTAAAGTTATGACCAAAGGTATGCGTAATGGTGGTAAAGTGGGTATGTCATTGCCGCAACTTAGAGCTGCTGCCAAAAATATGGGTTATAAGATATCTAAAGTCTAATGTCATATTTAATAAGTAACATTCCACATTTTAAATGTTGGGTGCGGAGAGAGTTTACATGTAATCATCTTGATTATCATGGAGAATTTCTACATGGATTAGCGATTGCTGTTAATACGATACCTGATAGATGTCTAAGTTTTCAAGTTGTGTTTACTGGATGTGAGCCAGATGGTGAGCCAGAGGATACAGTCCATGGAGGAGCAATGTGGGCCAGAATGCCTATTACAGCTTTAGTAGCAGATATACCTCTACAAGAGTGGCCCACCCTCATGGAAACACATTTGGTGCAACCTTGGGATTGTAGCTCTCGTCATCATTCTGTAATTAACATGGAAAGAGTAAGTTCCTCTCCTTGGATATGTAAAATTGATGGTGAGTTTTATCAGGGTAAATATTTGTTTACTGTTGACTATACAGATAGTCACATTGCAGATGATCCTGCCCAACACAAACAAAGTCATGTGTTGCAGTTAATGGATGCGGGAGAGTGGACAGGAAATATTGTAGCTTTACCTAACAATAGAGTTAGAGCAACAAGTCCTGCTTTATGGGAAACAGGAGAAGGACCACCTGATTTTAAACCAAGTCAGCATCTCCACGCTGCAGAAATTCATAATAGTTATCTTGACCCAAGAACAACTTTTGATAATTTATATGCAGATTATGATGAGGATGATTAATATGATAAGATTTTTAAAAAATATATTAATATCAATATCGGACACACTTATGTCTATAGCTGCATCTTTACCGGGGGTAAAGAAAAAAGAAAACGATGAGCCTAAGTATTTAGGTGGTGGTGCTAGCACAGAAGTTCCACAATCTTTTCATGTAGATAAAGAAAAATTAAAACGAGGAAGACCAAAAGGAGTTAAAAATGACAAAAAAGTTAAAACCCGTAAATAAAATGGAAAACCCCGGATTGGCTAAATTACCTCCAGATGTTCGTAATAAAATGGGTTATATGAAAAAAGGCGGTGTAGTCAAAGGAATGAGGGGTGGAGGAATAATACAAGGAACTCCCAAGATACAATTATCTGGAAAGATGTTTAAAGGAATATTTTAATGACTACTTCTGGTTCAAGAGATTTTAATCTAGATGTTGGTGAAATTATTGAAGAGGCATATGAAAGGTGTGGCTTAGAGGTAAGAACTGGTTATGACGCTAGAACTGCTAGACGATCTTTAAATTTGATGTTTGCAGAGTGGGCCAATCGTGGTCTAAATCTTTGGACAGTTAAATCAGAAACATTGTCTTTAACTAAAGGAACCTCTTCGTATACCTTTACAGCAGACGACATAGTCGATTTATTAGAAGTTACTTTGAGAAGAAATGGCACTGATTTTGATTTACAAAGAATTAGTAGAGGAGAGTATGCTACGATACCAAACAAAACGACACAAGGAAGACCTAGTCAATATTACTTTGATAGACAAGTAGCACCAATTATAAACTTGTGGTCAGTTCCAGAAAACTCTACTGACACAATAGAATATTATTACGTTCGAAGAATACAAGACGCTGATACATTAACGAATACCACGGATATGCCCTTTCGTTTTTTCCCTTGCATGGTAGCAGGGCTAGCTTACTATTTATCTTTAAAACGTGCGCCAGAACGCATACAAATTTTAAAAACAGTATATGAAGAAGAGTTTCAACGTGCTGCAGATGAGGATGAGGGTAGAACGCCTTTAAAACTTCAACCTAGTCTAAGTTATTTGAGGGTATAATGCCATATGCTAGTGGTAAAAGAGCTTTTGGAATATCAGATAGATCTGGATTTAGATATAGATTAAGAGATATGAAAAAAGAGTGGACTGGATCTTTAGTAGGTCCAGATGAGTTTGAGTCCAAACATCCACAGTTAACACCACCTAAAGTTTACCCTGATCCACAAGCTTTAAGAGATGCTCGTCCAGAACCTAATCTTGTTGAGGAAAGGTCAATACAACATGGATTTAATCCTGTAGGATTTAGAGACATAATTGGACTAACTCCTTTGAATAATCTTGCTCCTATAGGAGAGGTGGGAGATATAACTATTACAATAACTCCTTTTATTGGAAACACAGCAAATGTTACGGGAGTTCAAGGTGCTTCTGCAATAGGAACTGTTGACATAACTGTTCCAGATGAAGATGAAAATGTAAATGTAACAGGTGTTTCAGCCACTAGTGCAGTGGGATCGACAACAATATCTGCAGCACCGTCTTTTGATAAC